AGCTATTCTCTGGTCACGACTGGAGAACATGGGAGAAACAATATAAGGACTTAAGAAGAAATCTCGCTAGTCGGGATTTTTTCTTTTATATATAATAGAAGAAACGTCCTTCACATAAACTATCTATGCCACCTGAAAACCACGACCTGAGAACATGCGTAATCTGCGGCAACCGTTATCCAAGAATCGCCATGCAGTGCAGTAATGGAGTAGAGACTTGGATATGTAAAGATGTAAACTGTCTCAATGCATACGTAAACCAAAAGAAAGGAAAACATGAAACCCATCAAGCTGACACAGGAAGCGAGCCGCAGGTTCTTGTGCCTAAAACTCCCGCTAACAATCCCCCAAAGGAGGCGGAAGGTGCGGATTAAACGGACTCAAACAAACCTCACTGTCCGGATATGCTCTGTGCCTATTTGGACACTGTAGAAAGGACATCATGAACCCAGAGGAGACAAAAGTCTGCGATAATTGCAGAGCTACCAAACCACTCAATGAAATTATCTACGCCATTCTTCATGACGGGAAACTTCAAATATACTGTTTCGATTGTTTGAAACTTTATATGGAAAGGATGAAAAGTGAACCGCTACAGAATCAAAATGTGGGTCAGACAATGGTTGTTTGAAATCATTTGTTTCCTCATCTTTGTCGCAGTGTTTTTGGTGTTCTTTGTTTTTAACTAAGGAATGCCTATGACAGATGAAATCAAATCGTGGTTGTTTGAAGGACTGTGTTGCACATTGTTCTTCATCATAGTCCTGTTGTTCTTTTGTTTTTAAGGGGGCTCGACCATCTCCCTGGCTCGGACTAGGTCGAAACACAAAGCGTGGGTTTTTACTCACGCTTTTATTTTTGTGTTATAATTTTCAAGTGCCGAAGTTTTTAATTTCCTTTGGCATATCCGATATTTGTTAACTATCGGATTTTAGGCAAAAAGTTTTTTACAAATCTTCTTTTTGCCGTTTCATAGCTGAGACTCCTCCTTTACGGGGGAGTTTTAGTTTATTTTTTTATATGATTTAAAACAATTTGTAATCCTTCTTTTAAAAAGTATTCAGGAACCCAACCTGTATCTTTATATAATTTAGAAGAATCACCATATCTATTTTTAACACCAACAGGTTTATCAAGAAGATGTTTTATTTTTCCTTTATGACCTTCTAATTCACAAAGATATTTAATTATTTCATTAAATGAAGTAAGAACACCAGAAGAAATATTATAACTTTCTCCACTTGTTGCATTGATTGCCAACATCATTGCGGTAATGCAATCTTCAATATATACAAAATCTCTTGATTGCTCTCCATCACCCCAAACTTCAATTGGATTATCATGATTTTTTACACGAAGTGCCAAAGAAGGAATAGGATAAGTCAAATCTTGGTCCTCTCCATATCCACTAAAAGGTCTAACACATACTACATGTTTTCCATATACTTTGTGTGCTAAAGATGCAAGGTATTCCCCTGTTAACTTGCTCCAACCATAAGTCATATCAGGAACGTATAATGTTTTATCAAACTTAATCATATTCTCTGTAAGTTTAGTTATATTAACATTTGTTTGCTGGTATATTGGATAGGCAGCAGAGGATGACGCGTAAAGCACGCTGTTGACCCGAGAGGCCTTCCTGGTCAGCCAAGTAAAGAATACACTATCTATGGCTAAATCTTTGGCTACAAGCAACGGGTCCCCATCAATAAGTGCCCTTCCTCCGACAATTGAGGCAAGATGATAAACTTCATCAAATTCAGGAAATGTCGGACTTTTCATTTCCTTTTCAAGACAATAAAGTAAATCATCATGAATGAAATTAATCTGACGCATTTCTTCTTTACTTAACCATAAACTTGGTTCTTTTCCTGTACTTAAATCATCAATAATCCAAATAGTATCTTCTCTTTTAAGAAGTCTTTTTACTAAATGTCTTCCGACAAAGCCACATCCTCCAGTCACAAGTGTTATTTTTGTTTTCATTTAATTATGTTATAAATATAATCACCATTAATTTTATCTTCAGTAATTTGTAAATGTTGCCAAGCAATAATTTCATTATATTTTTCTTTGTTTTCATTGAGTTCATTCATTTTTTCACGGAGTTCTTTATAATTATGAACTCGTAACCAAGAATCTTTAGGTATAATTTTTCCATCAATATCAAATTTAGAATCTGTAAAGGCTATAATATCATTAACAAAACATTCATAAGGACGAGGAGACATAAAATGTTTTTCATTACATTCAGGGTCTGCAATACAAATTGAATATTTTGTTTTTGAAAGAGTTTTAAGAAATTCAGTTCTTGTACTTCTATTTTCTATTCCTAGAAATTTAGATTTTGTTGTAATAACATGTCCAGGACGCCAAATATATTCAAGAAAATCATCAAGTCTTTTTCTTTCAGTGCCTCCAAAATAAAATTCAATAGTTTTTTCTGGTATTTCTTCCATTTTGATATCATATAATCTAAGTTCAGCTAATCCTCCATATATTTCAGGAATTGGAAATCCCCATATATCTTTGGCTTGTATAATAGGTTGAGAGGCCATTGTATAAATATTTGTGAAGTACTTATATAGGTCTTTGTTATCTGGCTGAAGTGCAAGGTCTGTTAAAATAAAATCTAAACGAGTACATTGTTTTGAGAGTTTTTTAATAACACCATCACGATATTTGTCTTCTTTAAAAGTTCCTCCGATTATTATTATTCTACTATACCATTCATTAATATTTCCAATTTTAATATCATCATTTTCTTTTAAATCAGATTCTGAAATCATACAAACTTCATGTCCATTTTTAAATAATATCTTTGCAAGATTAACTACCTCATATGACCATGCAGCAACATCAGAATTATCATCATGAAAAAAAACAGGCTTAAAAATCTTGTATAGTGCTATCATATATGTTTTACAATTTCATTAATCTGATTTGTAATATTTTCATTATTTGTATTTATTTTAATATATCGACATTGTGTTTGATTAAGATAATCTAAATAAATGTTTGTCATTTTTTGATAATCATTGATTGAAACAAAGTCTTTGTCTTCTTCATCGTGCAGAAATTTATCTTTAGTTTTGTAACATAACACTATTAATGTATTCATTTTACTAAATCTAATATCTGTGTCAATAGCTTTTTCATAATCAAAAGACCTAGCAAATAATTTACTATACATCCAATCACATGGAAATCCTCGGTCAGAGATATAAGAAACGTTTGTTTGTTCTGTTATTTGTGTTATGGTTTCTTGAGAATATCTTTGAGCAACGATTGGGTCCCAAAAATGTTTTGGAGTTTTCATTTTCCATATAGGTAAATTTAATTTTTTAGATAATTCTTTTGCAATGCTTGATTTGCCTGAAGTATCATGACCTATTAAAATAATTATTGTTTGTTTCATTAGAATAAAGTTGCTTGTTGTTTTTCTAAATTATAAATTTCCCAATCAATTTTCGGCCAAACTACCTGACATACTCGTTTAATAGGTGCAAAGATTTCTTTTTCCCAGTAATAAGTATAATCAGGCGTTGTTTTTAACTCGTCAATTAACATTGCTTCATTTCGACCATTAATATTAGTAATTACATAACTTAATCTTGTTCCCATTTTTTTCTTGCTTGGATTTATTGGAAGGATTTTCTTTTCATTTAATAATCTTTCGACCAATCTTGAATTTACACTATTAACTGCATAATCTTCTGGATTTTTTGTCACTTTAATTGTTTTAACTAACTGTTTTACATCAACCTTACCGTTATATAATTCCTTTTGTTTTTTCTTAATAAATTCTATCATCTTTTCAAAAGAAACACCACTAAAAATTAAATTGATTACTTCCATATACATCTCGATTCCATATTTAGTATTAGATTTTTGTACATCAGTGGTACCACGAGAAAAGAGTTTGTTAACTTGTTTTCCATCTTTCATTCCTAAAAGTCCAGAATACTTTTTCTTTTCTAAAAGTAAAAATTTGCTATACATCTTTTCATATTCTAAAGTTACAATATTTTTAACAAGTCCAAAATCCTCATTTATCATATTGTTCATAACACTGTTTAAACTGTTTATAACGATTGGGCCTGTACAAAATATACTATCAGTATCACCATATATTACTTTTAATCCTTGTTGTTCTGCAATCCAAGCACTCATTTTATTTAAAAATTGTCCTGTAACAGTAATCCCTTGAGAAGTATATTTATTAAAATATCTTGAACTTGCTTGACATGTAATGCCAAACATGCTATTTGCTAATTCTTTATAAATCATGCTATTTGCAAATGTTAAATTATATTCTGAGGTTCCAACTTCCAAATTTTTAAGTTTGTCTCGATATACTTTTCGTAAATCAAGAAATTCTTGAACTATATTAGGAATTAAACTTTCTTCTTTTTTAAAAAACGAATTGTTTGCCGCTTGAAAGTATTTATTTTCAGGGTCTAATCTTAACTTCTCTAATTTAAGAAATTCAATCCATTCTTTATATTTTTTCTCTTCTATTTTTTTACCATTAAGAAACTTGAGATATGCAACCTCTCCTTGTTCTGAAAGATTTTTATCAAGGACATCAATGCCAATATTCCATCCGATAATAATTGAAGGGTAGAGAGATTTGAAGTCACAAACATGGACATTATCATAATAACCTTTTAATGGTTCCTTTACATAACCTCCAGAAATAAATGTAGTTCTTAAATCTTCCATCTTGAATTTTGATGCTTTTGATTCTAAAATAACTCCTTTACTCTTTGCTTTTCTTAATATGTAATTATCAATAAGTTCTCCTACATAAAATTTATTTAAAGATGAGTAAGTCAAAGAACATTCAGCAATCATTAAAGGAATGATTTGAAGTTTTTCATCAAGTTCTTTTAGAATAAGTGTATCATTTAGATTATATTCAAGAAGTAAATCAAGATTTTCTTTATACAATTCATGAATTTTTTTCCCTTGAAGTTCAATCTTTTCTTTTCCTAAGAAGAATTTACCTACGGTGTTGAGTTTAAAGTTCTCAAGTCCAATATGAGTTGCATCATACGCGTAGAGTTTAAAAACCCTCTGAAGTAAATCTATATGTATAATTGTCTGCCAATAATACACAATTCCGTACTTTAAACATCTCATTTGCAAATATGGCAAATCAAACTCATCACCATTCCATGATGCGATTATATCGTATTTTTCTATTAACTTTGTAAAGGACCTAAGAATTTTTTCTTCATTTCCTGCTTTTTTCCATGTTTTCCCTTCTTGGTCACATGCAGCCCAAGATAGAATTTCATCTCGTCCGATTTCAATATTTCCAATTTCATCTGAAGTTTCTATGTCATAATAGAGAACCCGAAGATTCGTTTCCATTTCAATATTATTATCAATCAAATATCTTTTAGATTTTGACAAATCAAATTCAAATAAAGGGATACTTCTCATGTGTGCTTCTTCTTTGAAATCGTTTATATTGCAGTCTCCTCGTTCTTTTCGAGCATACACTTTGGCATACTCGGGATTATCTTTAAGTCTTTCTACTTTAGTAATTAATCCAAGATGAATATATTTTTCAATTAATTCTTTGTTTGTTGAAACATCTTTCGATAAAAGATAAAAATACCAAATAATATTATCAAGATAAGTACAAATACGTTTGCCATTAATTTTTTCAATGATTGCAATTCCTTTTTCTGTATCATACGAAGTTATGAATTTCATGAAAGTAACCAATGTAAAAACTTATAATTTTCAGGAACATTTGAATAATCTAAAGAACGTATCATTTTAACTTCTTCAGGTCCAGAAATTTTAGGGCATAAAACCAATGAATATTTTGATGATTTTCCCAATTCTTTTAAAAATTTAAAATGCCGTTCATAAATATGGAATGATTCTACAAAATGATAATATTCACCATATTCTAATTCTGGATATTTTTCTTTTAACATTATATATATCATTTCATGAATAATTGAAAAAATAGGAATGTCTGAGCCTAATCCAAAATAAGAATCCTGTGAACGCATTTTTACTGTCATATTTAATTTATTTTTTCTAATTCTAAAACTCAAACCAAAAGTACATGGAACATCAACTTCACCATCATTTAAAATATGATAAGGCTGCAATATCATAATAACTGCACGTCTTGAATCTTTGTCATTTGTTAATTCTTTAATTACAGAATCAAATTGATTAAGTTTACCAAAAATATAAGGACCATAATTTGAATTTATTAATCCATCTTTATTTATCATCCCCTTCCAAAGAGTTGCATGTTCAATAATACTTGTATCATACGGATCGGATTTTAAATACCATCGAAGTTCTGTTTTAATATATCCAACTTTAAGTTTTCTACTTTCAAAATTACAAAATCGAACGTAAGGTGGAATTGTAACTCCAAAATTTTCAATCTCTAAAGTTTTCATTCCTCTTGGAGATGTTTCATTTCCCCATCTTTTTAATCTTGCATAAATATTATAAAAAATAGCTTTATGATGTCTTGTTGATTTTAAAAATCCCCAATTCTCCTTTAATCTTTTCATTGTATTTCTAAATTTGTTTTTAGAAAAATCAGTATGTGTTCTTCCATACATCCCATTTCCTTTTCCTGTCATTGCAATACTATGTGCTAATTTTCCTTTCTTTGTTTTCATATGACTATGCTTTGATATTAATGCTTTGCTTTTTTCTGAAAGATGCTTGCCAAACATTCCATTTTCTTTTCCAAAGAATGTTCCTCCAAGTGCTTCATTTTTAAGATTATAACAATTTAAATTATTTGCAACATTTAACTTTTTTAATATTTTTTCTTCTTGAATTCTAAAATCAACACCACTATATAAAAAAGTTCTTTCAAAATTATTAATCCCATATTTTTTAATTGCATTTCTAAATATTAATCCACTTCCAATGTATTTATCGGTTATTTTTCCTTTATGAGAACCAATGTAATATTTGTTATTTATTAAATTAGTCCATTTATAAACAAATCCGATTTCCATAAATTAAAATAGTTCCAACTGAATTTCGAGCGGTAATCTAATAAATTTCTTGTCATTAAAACTCCTATCTCGTTCCTCGACTTTAATAATATCTTTTTCAATTAATTTTTGCAATAACTCATGAGTAATACTCCTTATAACAACTCCATTTTTACCTTGATAAGGAATTTGGTACAAGGAATATTTATTCATGTCGAATGTCTCCTGCATTAAGAATACAGTATTTTTATAGGGGTTTTGAATTCGGGGATAAGTATACGTCATTTATTTATATGCGATAATTTCTTTTGTCTTTTTATCTCTTTTTAATTGTCCCATTTTAACAAGTTTTAACAAATTAATTCTTGCTGTTTCCAAAGAACATTTTGCAAGCTTTGCAATGCCTTTTGTTGTAACTTCACTTCCTTTATCAAGAACTTTAACTGTTGAATCATACACTTTACGAATTGCTAATATTTTTTGTTTCATAATTTTTTAATTAATTTTAATTTTGCCTTGCGAGGCAAGTGCCATGAAATCAAGAACATTTGAACCTTGAATATGAGTGTAATTTCTTTTTCCTTTTTTTTCAACCATTGGCTTAAAAATATTAATCCATTGCTGTTCTTTTAATCGATAACCAAAAGTCATTGCACTATTCCAAGGTACTACTTTTAATTTTACAAGCTCTCTAGGAGAGTAAAATCTTTCAGGATATATTTTTTCCATTTCTAATTCATTTTTTATTTTATTTTGTTTAATCATGAATTTTTTGTTCATTATCGACCACTAATAACGGTGCATCATTTCTTTCTTTTATGTATTTATCAGTATCAGGTATTGCAATCATTGTTTCTGCAGAAATTTTATTTAAGTATTCTCCAAATGCTACTTTTTTCATATTTTTTGTTGACCCTGGAATTTTTATTTCATGACCAAGTACTTTAATAAATATTGGTTTAAGATATTTTCTTTTAAAATATTCATGTAATTCTTGAGCATTGTTTCCTGTTTCCATTTCTATCACTTCTAGAAATAACCAATAAAGAGAATTTTGAGAAAGAGAACGAGTTGTAATTTGACGTTCAATTCTAAAAAGTTTGCCTTCTGACTCTTTAAGATAATTTCTAAATCTTGCCTCATTATGAGGAGAACCAAAATCTTGTTTTCCTTCTTTTGCTGTAAAAATGAAAGTACTCATATAACTAAAATGGAGTATCTCCTTCAGGAATTTCCAATGTTTCTTCTTCCATTTCTTCTATTTCTGGCATTATTTCTTTTTCTTTTGTTTGTTCTCCTAATTTAGCAAAGTTACCTTCATCATCCATCGACCAAGATGGCTCACTAAGATATGCTATTAACTGCATTTTTCCTGCAACAATTGCTTTCAATATCCAAACCTTTACTTCTTTTCCAATCCAATTTGTAGTATCTTTTCCAAATGCATCAATCAAGTTATTCTGAGATGATTGATTTATTGACATTGCTTTCTCTCCATTTCTTGTTTTAATCTTAAATACGTTTTGAACTCCAAACTGTCCTTGAACAATATTTCCGGCATCAAGAATAGTAACTAAATCATTGTCTTTTATATCTGCTTCGTATTTCACACCTTGATACTCATAAGGCTTTTTTCTAGCAAATCCTACTCCGAATGAAACTTTTTTTTCTAACAACATAACTATAATTCTGGGATTATTTTTTTAATAATTGCTTCAGCTTCTGATAAAAATTTCTCCTGCTCGACCTTGCAAGTTTCAATTTCTTGTAATATATCTTTTCTGAATACTTCGATAATATGGAGAGGGTGAACCTGAATTTGGGGATGATACCCGACAAAATATAATTTCTCTAACTTTGGATTAACTATAAAATACTGAAATACTTGATAAAGATATTCTTCTGGCACTTTATTAGTTAACCAAAGTTTGACATAATTCTTTCCAAGAGGGCATTTTATCTCAATAGCAATTTTATCATCAGTATCTTTAACATAACCATCAGGAGAATTCGAAATTATTGGATTTTCATCATTTTCTATAAATCCAACACGTTCAATAGAAACATTTTTTTCTAATTCAAATGCACTTACAGCATCTATCTCCAATCGACTTCCTCGATCCATAGGATTCTCATAATCTGTATCACTATCAACACCCAGAATCAAACGATTTGCAATTACTTCATACAACATTTCCTGTCTTGCCTTAGGAGTTCCACATATCCCTTTGAGCATCGTTCCTGTAAAATGTGTTTTTCTTAATTGTTCCCATTCTGGAGAACCTTGTTCAATATTTATTTTTTTCATATTTTTTTATCCAATTTTTGTCATATTTTATATGACAATTTCGACATAATTGATAATATTTTTTTATATTTATTGTATATTTGTAACCTTTTCTTTTTGCATAATCAAAAATATTTGATTTTCCAGTACATTTAAATTTTAATATTTGTCTATATCTATTTTGACAATATATTGCTTTACCATATTTTTTTTGAATTCTTCCATGAACACCATTGTATCCAAGTCTGTTTCCTTTCCAATTTCTATGTTCTTTGCCTTTTCTAAACATTCCAGGATTATATGTTGTTCTTTTGTATATTCCTATAGGCATATTATTATTCTTCTTCCGACCAACCTTCTATCATTTCACTTATTTCATGTAAATCATGGCCACATAAATTACAAAATTGTATATGTGATTTACCATTTTTAAAATAAGTGAATAATACGGCATCAACTTTTTCATCTTCAAACATTTTTTTCACTTTTCTATCAAACAGCATTTCTTTTTTATCTTCCTTATTAAAGAAAGGTGATTTTTTACTTTTGCTTTTCATCTTTTTTCTTTACTATTTTTTCTAATGGCTTGACATATTGCTTTTTTAATTCTTGAGCAATCTTTCTAATTTCTCCATCACTACGTTCGTCTTGACTAAACATTCTCCAAACATTTTGCAACTCTTCTAATGTTTTTGTTACTTTAAGTTTTTCTATTGATTCAGATGTTTTATAATTCTGTCCAATATTTGCTATAACAGTTGTATAATAATTTTTATGTTCTTCTAAAAACCAATCTCTCCAATCAGCAATGAATTTTTTTACATCTATAATTCCAGCTAATCCATTTATCTTTGCAAACTCAACAGCAGCGTTAGTTGCGTTGAAAAATGCAATAGATAAACCTTTGCGGTATTGTGCATCACGAATAATTTTATCTTTTTCCATTTTTATTTATTGTTATTTGTAATGTATGTCGGCGATATTTTCTCCGTAAGTTCCGAAAGAGCTGTCTTCAATGTCTTAATCATTTCATCTTTTGCTGCTAGAACTACGTAGTATTCATCTTGTTCTTCCTTTATTTCTTTTTCTGTACGTTGCAGACCTTCTATTTTTGCTCGCATTGTCGCAAGTTCTATTCCTAAATCTTCTTTTTCTTGATGGAAACTATGTTCGTTATCAGATATTTGTTTTCTGTTATCTAAATAACTCTGCGAAAGTTCCATCGCAATTTCTGCCATTTTTTCTTTGCGATATACTGCCAATTCTCGGTCAATCAATTCTTTTTCTTTGAATATGTTTTTGAACATCATTTTATTCTTTATTATTTTGATAATCTTTTTTACCACACACTTGGCATCGAAGATAAATAACTGGTTGGAAAACCCAACTACTTACAATAATGCCTTTTTCTTCTAACATTTTATTCTCCGCCATCTCGAAATCGTATCTGCGTTTTTCACTTCGGTAGTATTCTTCAATCGTTTCTTGTGAAACTGGTTTTGTAGTTTTCACATGAGTTGGAAGAATTATCTGCATTTGATGCGGACGCCTACCTTTACAGAGTTTCGGTTTCTTTAATGAACTTTTTGGCTCTTTCTCTATCCATTTTTTCTTTTCGTAATTATATTCTTTCATTTTCTTAGAAGCTCTACAGAACCTCACTTTAGCTCGCAAGACAAAACAGAACGGTACTATAAAAGCAGGACTTTACAAAACACTACATCGCAACACTGGACATTACTCGACTGAACCAGACTCGACATCGCTGGACATGACCCAACTGTACAAAACAATACTCCAGAGGCAAGACAGTGCTCGACAAAATGCTACAAAACCTAACAACACATTACACTGCTCAACCGCACCACAGAAGCAATACTCCACAACACTTCACGGGGCAATAATTCACCGCAGCAGACGGCACTACACTCGACCGCACCTAACTTCAAAAGCAGAACTCTACTGAACTTCGCCATACTAGACTTCACAATACTGCAATTAACTTCACCTCACTTCAGAAGCAATACTCTACAGCACCTAACTGGACATAACCAAACTGGAAATTACCACACGACACTCTAGAAGCTACACTATTTTAGTTGTGCTACTTTTTCTGTTCTATCCTTCACTTTTCTAACCTTGTCTTCCAAACCCTGCATTCGAAACCACCCAATTCGTGTTTTGACATTTGTGTTGGCGGCATTGAGGTAGCCAAGAACGATTTTCGCTTCTTTTAGTCCTTGCTCCGTCATCTTCCTACCTTCCATTATGGCTGTGCTTTCAACCATTGCTTCAAGTAAATCTCGACTTAACTGCACGAGATTTAGATTCTCAATATGTTCCATTTTATCTTTCTGATACACTTTCAATAATTTTTTCATTTTGTTTTTCATATTTCTAATAATGCCGACCTTTACTTACTTGACTACGAAAGCTGTACTGGACTAAACTTCGCTGGACTTTGCTTGACATTACTTCACGTGGCGATACTATACTTCGCTACACTGGAAAAGCATTACTTTACTGGTTCAAACGAAACTACTTCAAACCTACCGAATTTCGGTCTCCATGCACCGATACCGACATAAATTCCCGCATACTCCAAAATAGATTTCAACATTTCTGGTGATACCCTTTCGTCTTGAAGTAAGTCAATCGTGAAAGATAAATTCCATTTGTTAAAGACAGGGCGAACAACCCAGACGGCTCCACCAGTGTTTTTATTCCGTCCCCATCGGGCATCCATAGTCGGCTTCTGATTCTGATGAAGTATCTCAACAGGGTCTATGATTAGACCACCTTTGATTACATCCTTAAAAGATTTTTTACCCTCCATCTTGAAAGTTGTTGCAGCTCTCGTCATTGCGGCTTCAATCATTTCTGAAGGTTGCATGAACTTACCACTCGCAGTCTTGTAAGAGTGCATATCAAACTGTTCTTTGTCTGTTAAGTCTTTTACTTTCGCTTTTGGACTAGATTTTCTTTTTAGTATTTCTTGTTCTTCTTTTGGCGTAGGATGCTTTGCTTGAAGCAAAGGTGCTATGCCACTAATTTTTACTTTGAATTTCATATTTTTTTAATTTATTATTAATCTACTTAACATATACATTTTTGAAACCCTTGTGTTAGTTTATGTTTATATTTTCCTGATGACATAAATTATTTTATTTGACAAATACATTTTTTAATTCCAATTACATCAACTTCAAAATTATCGCCATCTCCTAATATTTCAATTTTTCCTGTATCTAAACATTTTTGACAATTATATTTTTCTAATTTTTCACATTCTTCACATATCCAAAGAGTCGTTTTAAGAATGAATCGAACATTTTCATTTGAATTACATTTGCTACAAGGTCTAATTGAATTCATTTCAATTTCCTAATTATTTCTAAATTTTCCAATGTTTGATACTTTTCAGGAATTTCAACCTCTTTATAGAACCCTCTGAGAGTGATTTTGGTGTCAAATGGTATTTCCTCCATCCCATCAATAAGAATGAACAGGCGACCGACGTGGTCACACCTGACACTCTTTACGTCCAATCCTAAGGTCTTTAAGTACTGTTCCATTGATAATTGCTTTTTCATATTTCTAATTTAGTTAATAAATAACAAACTATTAATCCTATTATTATTGATTGTATCATCGCATTATTGATGTTAAATTAAGATTTTTATATTTCTTTCCAAATTTTTTAGCAACCTTTCGACCTGCTTCATTTAAGACTGCTAAATGTATTTTGGCTTCTTCCATGCACTCATCATAATTACCGCCAGTATGCAACTTGGCTCGTGCTGTTTGTAAACCTATTAATGCTTCTTTTGTTTTATTTTTCATATTCTATTAAACATACTATATACTAATTAATACGAGATGTACAGGTTTAACCATATCAAACTGTTAATAACTAATTTAACCTATATAAAATATAGGTATTTTAAGGACTAGAAAGAAAATCTCTGAAAATGAGCCTTCAAAAATGTACATTTCCTGTAAAAAAGATAAAATGAATCTAATTTTCATAATTTCTTTTTATTCCTTTAGTTTATTACGTTTTCTTACAAGTTTTCGTGGATAATCAAAAGGGATAAAAGGAAAGAATAAAAGTTATTAACATTTACATTTAAACCTTTATTTGATATAATTTTATTATGAATAAAAGCTTTTGCCTATTACAAATTAAGTTGAACATACAAGTTCTGCAAAAGCTCTTGTATGTTCTATTTAGTTTGAAATTTTATGAATAGGATAAAAATACAAGATAATAGCGGAGATAAAAAGTATTTTACTCAAATACCAAATATGATAATTAATCATTCAACTGCCTATGAGCAATCACTTTATTTAGTTATGAAAAGGATAGCAGGAGAAACAGGTTCCTGTTTTGCATCATTAAATTTTTTATCAAAAAAATTAGGAATTGCAAAAAGAACTATAAATTCAACAATTGCAAAACTTTTAAAAAGAGAATGGATAAAAGAAATAAATCAAAAAAAAGTAAAAGGAGGTAATGTCAGACAATTTATAATTGTTGATTTATGGAAATTAAATATAGAATTATATGAAAGTGGAACCCACGTATCCACTAAAGTGGAACCTGAGTACTCGGAAGTGGAACCCGAGGGTACTCGAAGTGGAACCCACGTGTACCCTAAGAAGAACTATAAAGAAGAACCAAAAGAAGAACCATCTGCGGAGACAAGCTCCGCGCTTTTTGTTTTTAGTGAGTATTTAAAAAAAATGGGAAATTCTAATCGGCGTCATATAAATGTTATTGGGCATTATTTTGAGGAAAAGGGGTTATTGTTTGATTCGGAAAAAGAAGTGTCTGCTGCTATTAAAAGGCATTTGCGTGCTGGAGTTGAGGTGGCAAATTTTTCTGATGATAAAATTGTTCAAGCGACCAGTCAGGCAAAAAAAGAATATAAAGATAAGTGGACTGTGGAAACAATATTAAAAATTTTAACTAGATAATTATGTCAAAATTCAAAAAAGTTAAGGAAATAAAAAATGAGATAAGTATAGAAATGGTAAAAGCATGCAAAAATGATATTGCAAAATTTGGTTTCGATGCAAAGGAATATATAAAATTTCTTATTTCAATAGGTGCAATGAAAGATAAAGACACGGTTTTAAAATTTCGTGATGATGAAATGGAACAATATCGAGAGTTATTTCTTAAGAAAAATGAGCGTTCCACTGAAGATACTATGCAATTAGATAAATACAAAATAGAGAGTTCGTATTATGAAGGTGATATTGTTGTAAAATTTTTTACAGGATATTTTTGTCCTCGTTCTTTTTGGGATATGATTTATAATCATAAATTAGAATAAAAATTATGTCCACAGGAAAATGTAAGAAATTAAATCATAAAATGTCATGGAAAAATGATGGAATTGGTCGAAAATTTTATTCATGTAATAATTGCGGTGTTACACCTGTAATAATAAAACACAATGAATCAGGAATTAGAAGAAAATGAAATAAAACAGACGAAACCTATTTTTTGTCCTCTTTGCAATAAAAAAATAGAAGGAGCAAGATATTTTATTCAAGAACAAAAGCATTGGATTTGCACTGAATGTTATTTAAAAGATGAATGAGAAAAGTAAAATTACAAAAGAAAAGCAAACAAAAAATTTCTCTTCTTAAACGAAAACTATGGTCAATCTTTTCGAGTTATATAAAGCGCAAAGAGAAAAACATTTGCTTTACCTGTGGGCGGAAATCGGAGGGAAGTGGGTCGCATGCGGGACACTTTGTCCCGAAATCGGTTGGCGGTTTGGCTTTATACTTCCACGAGGGAAACGTGCATTGTCAATGCTACAACTGCAACATAAATCTTGGCGGCAACCAGTATATTTATGGAAAGAAGCTCGGCGAAGAAAAAGTAAAAGAACTCTACGCTCTAAAAAGTAAATATACCAAGTGGTCGGCTGAAGAGTATTTAGAGAAAATTGAGCATTACAAGAAATTATTATGAAATACTTAATAAGCATTCCAGCTATTATTCTAGCTGTCCTTACTTACGGGTGTTCTTATTCATTCCCCACTTACGCCTGGCACTTTGGCTGGATAGGAGGGGCGTTAGCGGTGTATATTATTAAAAATATATGAAAGAAAAAAGATACAAAGGAATGTCATGGCAAAGATTATGGTTAAACTTTCGGCATACATTTATGGGACATCCTAAAAAAGATTGCCATAAAATAGCGGAATTATCAGTAAAATGTAAGTGTGGTGAAATAATATCACTATCAGATTTTTATTAAAAGATTTATCAAGAGCATAAAGAAATGAAAGAAGAATTACAAAAAAGAATAAAATATACAACTGACGAAGAAGAAGCGGAGTATGATAAAAATTGGGCAGGAAAAAAGTTTGATGAGTTGGCGGGAGAGAAAGAAGATTGGGAGAAAAAATTTGATAAACTTTCTGATGGACAAGGACTTCATTATGTTTGTGATGGTAAAACTTGTAATTGTGATGATATTGTAAAATCGTTTATCAAGGAGTTGCTAAAATCAGAAAAGGAAAAATGGCAAAAGGAACGGAGCGGATGGAACGAACTCAAACAATGTCCACAATGTTTCACAATGAAAGTTTTTACCACAAAAGTTTGTTATCGTTGCACAGAAAAGAGCAAACCTCGAAGCACTTGTTGAATGGTCAAAATCTCCACCCATTCCTACTCCAAAAGTGATAGAATCAAAACCGATCTCTTGGTCGGCGAGATTGCAGAAGGCAATTAAAAGTTTTATAATATAACAAATTATGATATAATAGATTTATGAAAATAACATTAAAAAAAATAGTAGAGTCTAAACCTGCTTTAGATATATTATTATTAACAAAGTTACCCGTTAAAGTATCTTATCGATTAGCTAAATTAGATATTAAATTACAAGCAGAGATGGCGGTGTATGAATCACAAAGAGTATCTTTGGTAAAAAAGTTTGGAGAACAGATTGACTCTAAAACAGATAGTTGGCAAGTACCAGCTGATAGAATACAAGATTACAAAATAGAATTTGATAAACTTCAAGGAGAAGAAATAGAAATAGATTTTGAAAAAATAAAATTAGAAGATTTAGGAGATATTTCTATCGAACCTAAAAATCTTCCAGAATTTATTTTTGAATAATTATTTACTATTATTTACAAATTAGTAAATATGTATTATAATATATGTCAAGAGAAATAACAAAAGCTTCAAAAGCATTTGCAGATGAATATATGGAAACTGGAAATGGAGTTCAATCTGCTCTTAAAGGTTATAAATTAACAAATTATAATTCAGCAAAGGTATTAGCATCAAGAATGATAACCCATGATAACGTAAAAAAATATATAGCCAGTAAGGCTCAAGATGCATCTTCAATGATTTATAAATTGTCTCAAAAAGGGAAAGCCGAAGTTATAAGATTGAATGCGAGTCGTGATATTTTAGATAGAGCAGGATTCAAGCCAGTTGAGAGAACTGATATTACTTCAATGGGAGAGAAAATTCCAACTCCAATTTATGGTGGGTACATTGAATCTAAAAATGTAGAAGAAATAAATGATGTTAAAACATTAAAAGAAGATGACTCAACAAATTCAGGAAAAAAATCCATTTAGTTATCAAAATGTTACAGCAACTAAAAAAATCTTTGAATTAAAAAAAAGAATAAGAGCTGTAGCAGGTGGGACCTCAGCAAGTAAAACTGTTTCTATTTTAATTTGGTTGATAAACTATTGCCAATCTGTTCAATCTCGTTTAAAGTTATGTTCTGTAGTTTCTGAATCTCATCCTCATCTTGAAAAAGGCGCAATAGTAGATTTTATAAATATCATGAAGGATAGAGGGTATTGGAATGATGAATTATGGAATCAAACTAAGCATACATATACATTTGAAACAGGAAATAAACTTGAGTTTTATTCTGTAGATACCTACTCGAAGGCGCACGGCCCTCGACGTGACATTCTTTTTATGAATGAATGTAATCCCCTATCTTATATCATTGTCGACCAATTAATCGTTCGTACAAAGGAAATAATTTGGCTTGATTGGAATCCTTCAGAAGAGTTTTGGTTTTATACAGAAATGCTTGGAAAAAGAGATGATATAGATTTTATTACTCTTACTTATAAAGACAATGAAGCATTAGATGAACAAGTAATCAGAGAAATAGAAAGTCATAAAGGAGACAAAGCATGGTGGATTGTTTATGGGCTTGGACAACTTGGAGAAATAGAAACTAGAATATATAAAAATTGGCAAATAATTGATGAAATTCCTCATGAAGCTAGACTTGAACGATACGGAATAGATTTTGGTTATAGTAATGACCCAACTTCTATTGTAGCAATTTATTATTATAATGGTGGATATATTGTTGATGAAATAGCATATCAAAAACAACTTCTTAATAAACAAATTGCAGATATTCTAAGAAATTTATCCAAAGTATTAATTATTGCAGACAGTGCTGAACCAAAATCTATTGATGAAATAAGATTAAATGGTTTAACTATTCTTCCATCTAAAAAAGGGCCAGGAAGTATAAATCAAGGAATTGCTTATGTTCAACAACAAAAAATATCAATAACAAAACGGTCAGTTAACACGATAAAAGAATATCGTAACTATACTTGGATAACTGACAAAGATGGAAAGATTTTAAATGAACCAAATGATTTTAATAATCATTCAATGGATGCTTTACGTTATGCTATTGCTTCAATAAAAGACCCAAATCAAGTATCTGCTTATGTGCACTATTCAAGTAATACAATGCCGAGAAACAATATTGTGCCATTTCAAACAATGCAAGGATTACCACCAGAATTAACTAAAATGGAAGAAAAATCAAAAAAGGCCTTTACATATTATCAGAGACTATAATATAATCTATTTATGCTGTATGATAAGACAAATGCATATTGTAAAAATTTAGAGGGGAATATGTATTTGTCTCATACAACAGACGTACAAAGCTTCATTTTTAATTAAATGAGGCTTTTTGCGTTTAATAGTTATAAGAATTATTAAATTTGAACGTCCAGCTAACTCTGGTAACACCCTGCTATTGATAAGCAGGTGTTATTTTTCTCTTCTTCTCTTTTTCTTTCTTTATATTTCTTATGACTTAGTTTTCTTATCTTTTTAAGTAATTTAATATTAGTCTAGTATACTTTATTTTTAATTATATGATATAATTATCTTAATGTCAATTTATACTACAAAAGAAACAGAAACAGGAAGTGGAATAAAAAAGATAGAAGCAGTTTTAATGCGAACGGCAGTTAATAAAGATGGAACTGTATCTGACGAAGTTTCTGAATATAAAGAAACAGAAAATGAGTTCATAGTTTCTTCTCTTATACTTAAACATTTTGCACAAGGCGTTCAAAATCAATACACACCTCGTGTTGAATTTAATGATTTGTCTTTAATTTCTCGCGACCAATATGACCAGATGTCTTTTAATACTTATCAACCAAACAATGGCGAAGCTTGGGAAGGTAGTCCGCAAAGTGCTTGGCGTTCTCGCGCAATTAGACCGATTGTTAGAAATAAATGTATTTCAATTGCAGCTCATGCGACAGCACGTTTAATCTTTCCTAAAATATTTGCTTACAACGAAAGTAGCGATGAACAACAAGAAGCAGCGCAGGTTATGGAAGATTTGATGGAATGGTCAGGTGATGTTTCAAACTACTCATCCATCGCTCTTTTACGGGTTATAACAGCTCTTTCTAGTCCTGCTTCTATTGGTTATACAGAATATGCTGAAGTTTATCGTACAGTTAAGACAGAGAAGATAAACGGCAAATGGAAAGAAGAAAAAATACTAGACGAATCTTACCCTTGTTTTACTGATTGTGTTGTGCCCGTCTCACAATTATTGATAGAGAATTTCTATGAACCTGATATTCAAAGGCAAGGGTTTCTAATTTGGAGAAAGGTTTATGCTTATAGTGATGCACAAGCAAAATATAACGGAGTGTATGATAATTTTAAATATGTTAGACCTGGAGTACAAACAATCTATGACGATGCTAATAAACAATTCTATTACGTTTATGACCCGAATATGCGAAGTGAAGATGTGGAAGAAATTACTTATTGGAACAAGAATTTAGACATTAAAATAATAATGGTCAATCGAGTAATGTTAACTCCTTTTGATAATCCGAATCCTAGGAACGATAAACTCTATCCGTTTGATAAATTTGGCTATGAACCAATCAATAACAGATTTTTCTATTATAAGTCTCTTGCTTTTAAGCTTCAGCATGATAGCGATATTATTAATACACTTTACCAGATGGTGATTGACGGAACATATCTCGCTATCTTCAAACCAATGGTGAATGTGGGAGGTGAGATAATTGCGAGCGATGTCATTGTACCTGGTGCCGTTACTACTTTAAGCAGTCCTGATGCTGATTTGAGAGCTATTAATGTGGGTTCTGACTTAAAAGCAGGATTGGATATGTTGTCTGTAGTTGAAAAATCAATCAATGAAAGTTCACAAGAACCACTTCAGCAAGGAACAGCTCAACAAGGTTCGCAAACTGCATTTGAAATATCAAGATTGGAACAAAATGCAAATACGATACTTGGTTTATTCTTACAAATGATTGCAAAACATGTTAGAGATTTTGGTAAACTGAGAGTGGGAGATATCGTTCAATATTTAACTTTACCCGATGTAGCTAAAATCACAGGTAATAGTGAACTTACTTACAAAACATTTTTCTTAAAAGGTCTAGAAAAAACTGGAGCGAAGAATAAGAAAATAGAATTTACTAACAGTGTGCCGGAGAAGATGACTGAAGATAGTTATTTAAACTCATCATTCGATATATTAGAAGAAGAAAAAAAGAAAGAGATGACTATTTCTAAAGCTAATCCAGCGATGTTCCGTGAATTACAATATCTAGTGGCTGTTCATCCTGATGTTCTTAATCCTCGTAGTGAAGACCTAGAAAGAAGTTACAACTTAGAACAATATGACCGTATGGTTTCCGCTCCGCCTGGAATGTTCGACCCGATTGAAACTGCTAAACTTTTAATGATTTCGAATCCAATAACGAAAAAAGACCCTGACAAATATATGGCAAAACAACCGACTCCTGAAGAACAAGCAATGATGAATGCACAACAAACACAAGCAGGCATGCCACAAGCAGGCATGCCACAAGCTGGTAATAGTCCATTAGCGTCTGCTATGGGGAAAAATCCTTTAAAGAGTAAAACAAGTTCAACAGTAATGCCAACTTTATCAAAATAAACTTATGATTTTGTATTCAAAATGGCTTGAATTATCATTAACAACTCGTGTAAAGATAACCGAGATATTTGGTATTCAAAAGAAGTCATCTACACATGTCGAAGATAATAAAGTAGTTTCTGATGGATATTTAATTAAAGATATTGAAACTGCTTTAAATGTTGAAGCTTTACAAAAGTATTTAAAAAATAATGAAACAGATTTAGCAAAATTATTTTTAATGTTAGTTGATACGATTGAACAACCGCTCCAACCGCTTCCAAATCCAGTCATTCCATCTGAAGTCGTTTCACAGATTCAAGAAGTTATTAAAAAGAAAAGAGGTAGACCTAAGGTAATTAAATGAATAGAACTAAAGAACAAATAGCAGAAGGCATGAAAAATGTGCAAGAAGTAAAACGCAAACAGGGAATTATAACTGAACAATTTTATCCTGCACTTATCAAAGCTACTATCTCTGTTGAGGAGGCAAAAATGTTGATTCAAGCGTTGGGAAGTTTAATAATGGAGGAAGTTCTTAAAACAATGAAAGAAAGAAAGTTTAGTGAAATAAAAGATATTCTAATTGAAAAATTAACCAAAGAAGGCAGAAAAGAAGAAATAGTCGCACTCTTAGATACTTTAAAAGAAGAAAATCTTTTTACAGCAAGAGAATTAATCGAAGGTATGTCAAATGCAATTCAACAAATGATTATTGACGAGATGCAAAATCGTAAATTGGATTCTATGAAGATAGATTGGAATAGATATTTAAATATGCAAATTAAATGAAATTTGATATAGGTGAGAAAACAACAGCTATAATTATGCCATTAATTGATGAAGTGTATTTATCAAATACAATGTTTGGCGGAGAGTCGATAACATTAAAAGGAGTTAAAAGATTAAAAGAACTACTCAATGAACAGGAAAACAATACAAAAAATAATTAATGAATTAGTTAAAGACAAACCTGATGTTTCTTATATTAGAGGTATTTTGGAAACTCTTTTAGAGAGTTTGCCAGAGGAAAAGATAAACACTCAAGGTGTGGATGTAAGAATTTTTAAAACAACTGGTTCAGGTTTTGTTGATGAAGCGACAATGTTAGAAAATGAAGCCAAGGCAAAACTAAAAAGTATTGAAGGCACTATTAATAAAAGCATAACAATGGAATGACAAAAACAGAAAACATTGATGAATTAGTTAAAGAAAAGTTAGTTCAACTTTTAAGTATAGTTGACCTTACAAAAATTATATCTGTGGATAAAGCAGGAATCGTGTACATTGGAGGTGTTCAACAAGATAAAGCAATGCTCCAGAATTTAAAACAAGAAGCCGAAATGCTTTTAGCATCTGACCTTTGGAAGATTCTTTATCATACACCAAAGGCATTAGCTGAAAAGGCGATGTTTGTTGAAGGAAAGACTTTAGATGATTTAAATAAAGGCAGAAGTATGCTCTTTACATTAGATACTCAGAAAAATATATTAGAAACTTTATCAAAAATAAAGTAATAGTTGTCTTAAAAGAAAGGAATATGTTATAATTAAATTAATAATAATTCTGGTTATTCATACCATTTAAAAAATGAATTGAAACTATTATGGAAAATGCAACTGAAACAAATACTCAACCTATTGCAGTTGAGGAGAAGAAAGAGATAACTGACTTCGAAGCCAAAGTATTGGCATTAGAAGCAGAGAAAGCAACAATTCTTGAAAGAGAGGCAAATTACAAAATTGCTTATCTAAAAGAAAAGAAGAAGAATGAGCAGATTGACCCTGATGAGACGGACGAAGAACGAATCAGACGCATTGCCCGTGAGGAGTTAACTCAAGAGAGATTAACTGCCATAGACAGTGAAAAAGAAGAACTTCTTAGAAAGACTTTGAAGGAGAACAAAGAACTCAAACTAGCTATTTCAAATAAAACAAACGTTTCAGCTTCATCTGGCTCTCATACCGAAAGTATTCCTGTTACAGGAACACAAATAACACCTGAACAATTAGCGGCTTTTAAAGCTAAAGGTTGGTCAGATAAAGATATTGAAAGATACAAGAAGAATCTCAAACGTTACTCAATGTAAATTTGAAATGGTTAGATTATTAATCTAACATTACAAATTTTATGGCAATAGGAGATTTTACGATTCTAGAGCAAAACAGCTCAAATGGAGGACGTGGTAGTAGGAAATGTTTAGTAGCGGCAGGAGCTGCTTCTACAATCATCAATCCTGGAGAACCAGTTGCTCGCGCACTCGGTGCAGCGGTTGTCACTCAACCTGCAACGAATACACCAGTTGTAGCTACTGATTTTTATGTGGGAATTGCACAGACAGCTTCCACACAAACAGCCGCAGCTGCAGGGACAGTTGATGTGATTCCAATAAATTCAGCAGTAACTTGGCTAGTTGCTCCAAAGGTAACAGCTACGTTCGATACACAATCCGAATACGACGCACTTGTAGGTGATAGGGTTTTGATTGATTTAACAGCAGGTGTTTATACGGTTCTAGCAACTGACGGAGCAACGAATGGCTTGGTTATTCAGCCACTTGATGTTGCTAAATATCCAGGGAAAGTTGCAGTTGCATTTAGAGCAGGAGTTTCAGACTTGACTTAGAAAAGTCAGATTTGACTTAATATTATTAACTTAACATTAGAATTAATTTATGTTTACAGAATCCCAGAATTTTTCCATAGTCCAAACTGAACTAGATAAAGTGTTTTTTCAACAGTTTGACTATGATGAGACATTTCCTGGAGTAGCACACGCTACGACTTCGGATATATTCAAGCCGCAAGATACGACCCATGCTGCTTGGATTCAGTCTATTAACAAAGGGTCAGGTTTATTCCCTGCTATTGGAGAGACAGTTTCCGTTCCTCTTTCTACTCCTTCAGTTCGCAATAAACAAACGACAGCAATCTTAACATTTGCTCAAGGCATTAATATCTCAAAACAACTTTTTGATGATAATATGCATGGTGTTTGGGCTGCTGATGTCAAAGATTTTGCAGAACAAGCAAAGAATACACAAGATTTCACAGCTTTTGCTTTGTTTAGAAATGGATTTACAACGGCATTGACTGCTGACGGTCTTCCTATCTTTAGTGCATCTCACGCATTAATTGGAGGTGGTACGCAATCAAATGTTGCTACAGGAGCAGGTTCAGCATTGTCTCCAACTTCTCTTAACACAGCACTTGTTAACTTGATGGAACAAAAGAATCAAGCGGGAGTTATTTCAGGAAGTTCGGCAGCTGTACTATTAGTACCGCCAGCTTTATGGAAACACGCTCGTGAGATTACAGATTCAGCATTGATTGCAGATTCAGCTAATAACAATGTGAACGTTTATCGTTCTGCACTTGGTATTACGGTATGGACTTCACATTGGTTGGGTAGTGTAGCAGGAGGAAGTGATACAGCTTGGTTTTTGCTCGCTAAAAGACATGGATTCACACGTTTAATTAGACAAGGAATTGAAACGGCACTTGTTGATTGGAGATATTCAAATAATTTGACATATTTTTATCAAGCTAATTTCCGTGAAAATTACTTCTGTGCAGATTACGCAGGTTCCTATGGTGCAGCAGGTGTTTAATCTATAAGTCGGTAGATTACTTTATCAACTTAACAGACTTAATAGATTAAATATGCCAGGTACAAATTTTTTCGACACCTATCCTCTGATTGATGTGGCGTTATCCGATGAGTTTGGCAATGCAATACTCGCTAAATGTCTTGTTGCTAATATCCCCAGCGGAACAGCAGGATTTGCAGAGGGTTGTGAGATAATCGCAACTGATACAGGAGCTCATTATTACAATACTGGTAGTGCGACTTCCTGCACTTTTGTGGTAGGAGGTACTATCGGAGCTCTCTCTATAACGACTGCTTCAATTCAAGCTAATGCAGTAACGCTCGCTAAACTGGCGACAGGCATTACGCCTTCGCATGTTGTTAAATTCGCAGGTAAGATTACTTGGAGTGGTAGCGGTGCATCACTCGCAACAACAGTTGCGGGAGTAGCAGCTACGGACATCGTTTTGACCACTATTCAAACAGTGCCTACACAAGCAGCTTACATTCTATCCGCAGCTCCGACTACTAATACGATTACGATTGTTCTCTCAGCTGCTAATACAAGTAATGATGCAGTTATTGCTTATCAGGTTTTGAGAGCAGTTTCTTAAAGATTTATTTCTTTACTCTGGACTGTTTTTGCAGTCTGGTGATAAGGAAATAAAATTATTAACTAACTATTAAATGCAATGATTACACAAGAATTTCAAGTGACTTATATCGCAACCCAGACTACTACTGTAGTATCAACAGGCAGAACTACGTTACACACTATTGTTTGTCCGATTGCACTTACGGGCACAGCAACCTTTCAAGATTCAGCCGCAGCTGCTTACTTTGTTCTACCAATCGGTTCAATCGGCACACTTCAATTTGACTGTGCTCTCGATAAAGGACTTTCCGTAGTAACTTCCGCCGCTGATAAACTTATTATTAACTGGCAGAAATAAAAATGTACTCAATCACTGACGTTAAAAATGACCTTGCTGGAGTGCTCCACGGGACTACGCTTTCACAGATTCAAAATATTGATGGGGTGATAAATAGGGCTGCAAGGCAGTTGTTATTAGATTGTGATTTCCAAGAAACCAAACGAACAGTTGAATTTGTTGCCCCGATATTCAATACAGTTTTTGATTATCCTATTGCTACCGATGTCAAAGGAAATAAAATAATAGATATTTTTCCACAAGTAAATAGACTTCCAAGCTCTATCTGGTTGCAGTCATATAATCAAGCATTTGATATTGCTAAACAAAATCTGTTTGCTTCTCAGAATATGTTTACAATGAATTTTAATTCTGGATTAAAGACTATTAAAATAAATGCTCCATACTTGAATAGTCCGATTGTTGTAAATAATATAGATAACATTACAAACAATGGTACGTGGAGTGTTGCTGGTACAGGTTCAACCCTTTCAGTGAATAATACAAATTTTGTTCAAGGAGCAGGTTCTTTACAATTTAATGTTACAACGGGTTCAGCATACATAGAAAACTCCACAATGACAGCAATAAACCTTTCAACCTATCTCAATCAGTCTTCTTTCTTTATTTGGGTGTATGTTCCCATTGGAGCGAATTTAACCTCTGTAAACTTGCGTATAGGGTCATCTATTGCTAATTATTATACACTATCAGTAACTCAAACTCAGCAAGGCACAGCATTCATTAACGGTTGGAATTTATGTCAATTTGAATGGTCTAGTATGAGTGTGGTAGGAATACCTATATCAACGGCATTAAAATACTCTCGGGTCACCGTAGTGATGACAGCTAATGCCTCTGCGGTCAAGGTTAATGGATTAAACTCGATTCTTGGCACAGTTTTGTCTTATTCTTATTATTCAAAGTATCTTTTTAGAAATGCTATAACTGGTGCGTTTCAAGAAACAGTATTAGATGACAGTGATTTAATTAATTTAGATACTGAAAGTTATAATTTGCTATTCAATCAAGTTGCATATTTAGCAGGACAACAGCAACAAGGAGCAGATGCACTGCAATATGATGCTTCGTTCTTTCTTAATGCTTATAACTCGGGAGTACAAAGATACAAAAACCAATACAAATCAGAACTTCAAAAACCACAGTCAACTTATTACAGCATGCCTCGTGTTAATTACGGAAGATTTTTAGGTCGTAGATTTTATTAATTATTAATCAAATGAAATCATTAAATTATAAAGTCGGTGTGTTAAAGAGAAAATTTAAGATTAAAGGTGATTTTGAACCTGGAACTTTGATTTCAAAAGTCAATGAAAACAAATCTCCAAGATTATTAAATACTAACTCACCATTCCATCCAAAGCAAAAGGTAGCTATACATGGAATGGTATAACAAAATGGGAGTTAAACAAGTTGTAATGGCACAATCAGCAATGAAAAATGCTACTGTTTCAGCCACTCTTTCCGCTTTAGAAAATGAAAATGAAGAAGCAAAAAAGAGTGATAAAAAGAAAAAATAACAATGGCAAGTAAACCACCAGGTTTTGGAATAAGTAGGAGAATCGCGAGCGCTAAAGTTCACGAATTCTTAGTTGTTTCAAATTATAAATTAGGATATAGAAATCGTGAAGACGTTACTAATTTACCGCCTGGTGTTTTGATTGTTGGTAGTCAGAATGTTCTTACCAATGTTTCGGAAAGAGTGCAGATACGACAAGGATACGCCTTAGACGGAGCAACAAGCAGTGTTAATGCCGCCATTTTGTCTAATTTTGATTGGACAACACGAGGAAATGGCGAACGGCATTTAAGAGCTGGATTCTTAACGAGTGCAGCTAACGATGGCAAACTTCAATATCGTTATGTTTCACCAACTGGCGTGGTTACTTGGCGAGATTTACTTACTTCACTCACGACAGTTGCCTACAATTTCACTACTTTTTGGGACACTACTGAAAGTTTAAGAGTCTGTTTATTTGTGAATGGTACTTCTAACATCTTTGAATGGAATGGAGCGTACACTGAATTACTGTCTTCTACAGCCAATACTTTAACCAAAGCAGGTGATACTTGGCTTGATACGGGATTTTATTCAACAGGTACGAGGAGTGTAGTCATAAATGGCACTACTTATACTTACACGGGAGGAGACGCAACAACTACTCTAACAGGTGTTACGCCTGACCCTTCTGCTGAAGCTGTCGGTTCTATTGTGCATCAATCGGTGAGAACTACCGCAAACAGTGCGATAACAGGAATAACGGCTACTTTTAAGAATGGATTGATTGCTGTTCTAAACAATCAAATCTTTATTGGTTCACTCACTTCATCTGTGATGTGGTTGTCTAAAGTGAATAACTATAAAGATGTAACCGCTAGTACACCACGACAGACAGGGGAAGGAGGGAGTCTAATACTTGACCAAAATTTGGTCGCTTTCATTGTTCAAGGTGCGACAGACGCACCTACTATGTATATTTCGGCTGGAAAGGATTTATGGTATAAAGTTACTTTTACAGATTTCGTTTCAGCGACTGGAACATCAGGACAAACATTAGGGGCGTTACCAATCAAGACAGGCAAACGACAGGGAGCAATTTCTCAGGCATTCGTTTCTAGTATGAAGAACAACACCATTACTGTTACAAATGAAGCAACAGTTGATTTAATGGGAGTGGTAGAAAATTTTCTTACGCAGATTCAAACACAAAATATTTCAGATGCTATTAAATTAGATATGGATTCTTATGATTTTACTGATGGCTCTATTTTCTATCACAGATATTTTATTTATGTTGCAATACCAAAAGAAGGATTAGTTTTAATTTTCAATATTCAAACAGGTAACTGGGAACCGCCCCAGACTATTCCCGTTTCAAGATTTTATATTGTAAATGGAGAACTTTATGGACATTCATATAATAGTTCGGAAAGTTACAAACTATTTACTGGATATGCGGATAGAGTTTATACAGGATTCGTTGGTTCACCGATTCAAGCTAATTGGGTTTTTTCTTATCAGAATTATGGTACAAGAACACAATATAAGTCAGCAAACTATTTATACGTTGAAGGATATATTAATTCCAATACTATTGCCGATGTTAAAATTACTTATGAATTAGATGGATGTGCAACTGAAAAGACTTTTACGATAAATGGAGATGATAAACAGATTGTTTGCATTTCAAATATTGGAGGTAATTTAGGTTCATTTGGAAAAAGACCGCTTGGAAAACAAAAGTTGGGCGGTGCTGGCATGAGTTCAATTCAAAATCTGCCACCAAAATTTAGAGTAGAAAAATCTTTTAATAATACTGATTTTTTTGAATCTTCTATTTCATTTTCAGTTTTTGGAACAGATAATAGAATGGAATTAATTTGTTTTGGATTAAATGCTACTCAATCTACACAACTTCCAATAACCATAAGACAGTAAATATGTTATAATTATAATAATTATCAACTTAACAAAAACAAAATGGTAGTAAAATTCGTTCAAGCGCAAAATTTCTTCTTAGCTGGAGCGGGCGCAGTAACAGGAGCAACAACTATTGTTCTAAAATCTTTTCTAGGTATTAACGGAACAGCATTAACAATGACTGATTTTGGAGATATTGGTTTTGCGACGCTTGAACCAGGCAATAACACACAAGAAGAACAAATAAGTTTTACAGGAGTTACACAAAATGCAAACGGGACAGCTACACTTACAGGAATTTCCTCCGTTCTTTTTATTAGTCCTCATACTACCACATCAGGGATTCTAAAAACACATCCAGGTTCAGCTACTCTTGTTATCTCAAACACTTCTGGTTTCTACAATCAATTCTTTCTTCAGGGAACGGCTGTCGGTCCCGCTTCCTCCACCGACAATGCCATAGTTCGCTTTAATGGGACAACAGGCAAATTATTACAAGACAGCGCATTAACAATCCTTGATTTATCAGTGAATGATTTAGGAGTTGTTCCTCCAACTAGAGCTGGTCAAGGAATAAATTTGACTATTGCGGGTGGAAATTCAACTGATGGAGCAAGCGGAGGATTGATTTTAGCGGGAGCTGACAGTGTAGGAGCTAATGATGGAGCAGAAGGAAAATTAAAAGGAGGAAAGGGTGGTGCGACTGGTGCTGGTGGTCCCGCATATCTTTTAGGAGGAACTGGCGGTGGTACAAATGGTGCTGGTGGTCCTGTTATTGTTCAAGGAGGAGATGGTGCTGTGAGTGGTGGTGCTGGTGGTGCCGCTAATATTTATGGTGGTACTGCAAAAGGTGGAAATTCTAATGGAGGGGGAGTTAATATTTTTGGAGGTATAAAAACTGGTTCAGGAGTTAGAGGACAAATATATCTTTATCCTGATGCCAATTCTTCTTATGCTGCTATTCTTGATTTAGATTCTATTGTTTCATCATTCAAAACTTTCACCCTCCCTAATCAGTCAGGAATATTCCTTCTTGAAGAATTAGTTTCTACAACTTGCACAGTTTCTACTAATGACTTAATAGCAAATTTTGATTTAACAACTATTCTAGCAGGTTCAACCGAATCAATTATCGTCTCTGCTATTTGTCAATTATCGTCAACTAATTTTACTACCAATATAATATTAGGTAGAGCATCGGCTGGTGTTACTCCAACTGGCAATACTTCAATTCTTTTGGTTAACGGTCAAAGTATTGCTTTTTCAAAGTCAGCAGGAAGCACACCAACAGGAATAGCGGTAATTATGACTTCCGCTACTAATCTAAGAGTTACGAATACTTATGGTTCAACACCAGGAGCTGGAGGAGCAGCAAAATTAAAAATAATAATTCAAAATTTCCCAAATATATAAATGAAACTAAATTGGTTAGCGATAATGTTTTATGGAATATATGGATTGATAATTTTATTTATAATTTATTTGATAATTAGATGAACAAAACAATTTCCCCGATAATTTTAACGAGTCGTCCCGCCCAGAAACATCTGGACAAAATTAGAGTTGAACATTCTACTCTTTTAGATTCTATGCAGAATCAACAAATGAAGAATGAACAGTTTACACAAAATGAAAAGATGGAAAAACAAATACAAGATACAGAAAGAAATACTCAAACCTTAGAAAGAGATACTTTTAATCAAAAAACGTCTTTAGATAATCAAAAAATGGCTGCTGATAATGAGAAAAGCAAAATTGAAACAGAAACAAGACGACTTTCGGAAATTAACAAACAGAAAGAGCTTGAGATTAAGGAAAAAGCATTAAGTATGGAATAATTTATGCCAACACAATACGCAGGAGGTAAAGCTCCAAATGACCCAAGTAATAAATTTAATACAAAGACAGGATTACCAAACTCAAACTATAAAGGTGGGTCCAATTCCAATTCCAATTCCAATTCCAATTCCAATTCCAGTTCTAGTGGAAGTTCAACTTCAGTTACCAAAAATCAAGCAATAGCAGGTATAAATGCTTCAAATGCTAATGCAGCTACTAAAGTTTTGGCTATTAAAGACTTAGATAAATATTATCCTTCTGACACAGCAGGCACTTTAGGTTCTAGTGGCTCTACTGCTGGTTCAAACACTTACAAAGTAACTAATAATGCAATTCCCACTTATGGAGAGAACTCTGCTTCGGTTAAAGCATTACAACAATCTTTGAACGCTAAAGGAGCAAATCTAAAAGTTGATGGCATGTACGGACCCTTAACTGCCGCTGCTGTAACACAATTTGGTGGAAGTTCAACTACTCAACCAGATGATACAAAAAAAACACCTGAAGCCACTATTAGTCCTGAACAGAAAATAATCAACGACAATCAAGCAAAAATAGCCAAAATTCAGCAACAAAATGATGATGCTTACAATAAGTTCGTCAAAGATACTAACGCCATTACGAGAGGTTCTGTCCCACTCAACTCAACGCAACAGGCACAAGTTGACCAGGTGCGACAATCGTTTCAAGATTTAATCGGTACTCAAAATCTTGCGAACACTGCGGCAGTGGGAAGTGCCTCTGTCCGTGGCTATCAAACGGGAAGTGAATACGACCCTAGTTTTCAAACCAAAGTAATAGGTAGTATATTCACCGCAGGACAACAAAAAATTGCAAATCTAAATGTACAAATGGCAGGAGCTGTTGGAGCATTAACTGAAGCATTTAAAAATGACAATATCAAAGCAGTTAAAGATGCCTACGATGCTTATAAAGAATACGAAAAGGAACGAACTGATATTTTGCAAAAAACAATAGAAACTACTCAAGCTGCTATTGATAAAGTGAGAGACCAGCAATTAACATTAAATGCAGCAGCTGCGACGGATGCACGAACTTATTTAAGAGGATTAACCAATTCAGCACTAGAAAATGGGGATAAAGCTGCATTTATAGGTCTTTCAAAGATAAATGTACCAGTTGCAAGCTCTCCAACATTTCAACAAGACTTGCAGGACTTTAATGATGAAGTTAGTAAATATGCGGGAGATATGAAAGTTAATCCAATGGATGCTTTGGACATAGAATTTAAGAGAGCACAGATAAATAAAATTTATGCTGATATTGCGGAAGCCAAGAATACAGCAAGTTCAACTGGAACAATAAGTGGAAAACCTCAAAATAGTTCACAAGCATCCGCAAATGGATATGCCGATAGATTAAATGAATCTGACGCTATCATAAGTAAGATAGGTAATCAGTTTGCTGGAAATATAAGTTTTGGTGGTTCGCTCCCTAATCAACTTCAAAGTTCAGATAGACAAATGTATGAACAAGCTAAAAGGAATTTTATCAATGCTGTTCTCCGTAGAGAATCAGGAGCGGCTATTTCAGAAAGTGAATTTAGTAGTGCGGAAAAACAATATTTTCCACAAGCGGGAGACAGTCCAGCAGTTTTAACACAGAAATTAGCATCCAGAAATACCACTATAAATAATCTTTATAGAGAAGCAGATGTGCGAAGACCAGTTTTGCCAGGGCAGATAATTCAAAGTGATACTGGCGTTAAATATAGGGTCGGATTAGACGGGGAAACACTTGAAGAAATAAAATGAAAATAACAGACTTAAAAAATTATAAAGTGTTGCCAGGAGTTTATAGTCCAGTTTCGGTAACTCAACAAACACAACCAAAAAAGTCATTTGGTGAGAATTTTGTTGATACTGCTTTAAATACTGGAACTAACATAACTAATTTCCTAGGTGGAAAGGCAGTCGCTGATACTTTTGGTTCTGAATTAGCAAAAATAGGAAAAAGCCAACAGGAAAAAGACATCATTTCACGAGAACAACCAGGTATTAAAGAAACTATTGGTAGTGGTATTCAATTAGGAGCTAACTTTTTGCCTGGAGCTGGTGTAGGAGCAAGTCTGGCAACTAAAATAGCTGTTGGGGCGGCTACTGGACTTGCGTTTGATGTTGGTTCGCAACTGCAGGATAAAGATAAAAAAATATCTGACATACACCCAGGAATAGGGACGCTTGTTGGTGGCGTATTGCCTGTCGGTGGAGCTGTTATAGGATTAGGTGCAAAAATAATAGGCAGGTTATTTAAAGGATTGGGCTCTGGTCTTTCTGGTGTTTCAACTAAAACCATTGATACTATACTAGAAAATCCAAAGGTCGCACAGGAAGTAACTAACGCTATTGCTAAAGAGGGCGGTAGTAAAATCCTTGAAAAGAACGCCAAACAAATAATAAATGGCGTATCGACTATCAGACAACAAGCAAGAAAAGCGTTTGGAGAGGGATTAGAAACTTTATCCGAGACCGATATTGCTCCAAAAACATTTAGAGATAGTGTTCAAAAAACCCTTGATAAATATGGTGTTTTTATTGAAAAAGGGAAAAAAGTATTGAGTGGAGTTGAATTTACTGACCCAAAAAATATCGCAAAAGCATCTGAACTTATTGACAGACTTTCAAATGTAAAGCTAGATGGAAAATCATTGAGAAAGTTGGCAGATGATATAGAAAATTCTGCATTTAAGGTAGCAACAAGTGACGAACGCTTGTCTTATAATGTTTTTGTTAAAGATTTATCTACCGCATTAAAAGATTCTATTTCAGCTTCTACGCCAAAACTGTCCGAAATAAATAAAGCATTTTCTCAAGATATGCAGTTAGTAGAAGCAGTAGAAGATATATTTGGCAAGGTGGATTATAAAAATCTTTCTGAAGTAGTCAAAGCATCAAAAAAACTTGAGGCATTATTTGCTCAAAAAGGATTAGCACCCGATGTTATAGATAATTTCTTGAAAAGAATCGGAATTAACCCATCTGACTTCAAGGTAAGTGAAGCAGTCAGACAGATAACTGATAAGACTACGGGTGGCAATACGAAAGGACTTACATTTGGTGAAATAATGCAACAAGTAACGAGTTCGGTAATTACACCTCAACTTATAAGAGATATTTCAATTAAAACGGGAATCGCTGATAAAGCATTGACTCCTCTTTTGAAGTCCTTGAAGGGTCTTTCTCCCGCTTTGCAGAAGACCCTAATACAAGCTCTCCTACAAGTCCAATGACAAAAAGCCCTATAAAACCTAATATAAACGCCTTTATTACCAAATATACTATAAATGTAACCATACCTCTAATATAGCATATAGCCAATAAAAATGCAAGTTTGTCAAGTTTTTTATATAATTAACCATTATGAGAAAAAGACCACTAACCGAAGCACATAAGCAAAAAATAAGTATGGCAAAGCGAGGAATTACCACTAGAAAAGGATTTTTTCTTTCTGAAGACCACAAAAGAAAAATTGGACTAGCAAATTCCATTGCTTTGAAAGGCAGACATTTTTTTCCTATAAATGAATTTGAAAAAGGACATCAGCCATGGAATAAAGGTATTTTATCAAACGAAGTAACGAAACAAAAAATTAGGGAAAAATTACTTGGTTACAAACATACTGAACAAGCAAGAAAGAATATGTCGGATGCAAAAAAAGGATTTATTTTCACAGAGAAACATAGAAAAAATATCAGTATAGCAAAAGTAATTTCAGGATATTCTCATTCTAAAGAAACAAAAGAAAAAATACGACACGCTACTCTAAAACAAGAAAATTTTAATCGTTTGGGAATGTTAGGTAAAAAACATACATTTGAATGGAAAAAAAATATGAGTGAATTTCACATTGCTCATCCAAATAAACATTTCAAAAATACTTCTATTGAAATTAAAATTCAGAATGAATTGATAGAAAATAAAATACCATTTATAAAACAAACTGGAGTAGAAAAAGTTGCCGTGGTGGATTTCTTCTTACCTGATTTTAACGTTGTAATCCAATGTGATGGTTGCTACTGGCATAATTGTTTGGAACACAATCCTAAACATCATATAGAAGCTCGCCAAAGAGATATAACCCAAACTGCGAAATTAGAAGCCAGGGGTGTCAAAGTATTTCGTTTCTGGGAACACGACATAAACAAATCGCCGAATGAATGTATTAAAAGTGTATTGAATTATCTATTAAAATATCAAGGAGCTGGAATTAGTGCGGCGGCTGTGGCGGGTGCTAAGTTATTAAGAAAGAAATAGTATATAATTAAAAAATGGCAAAAGACTTCAAAAAATTACGCAAGATATTCCAAGATGACCCTTCTATGACTCAGCAATTAAATGCTGAAGAACAAACTCAACTTTTAAAAGACATGAAAGCAGGCAGTCAAGATAACTTCTTGCAATCGTTGAAAACTGTCTTTAAAGGAGATACTGGAGAACCTTTAACTTGGGAACAATTAACCGATGAACAAAAGTTAGAAATCAAAGGCGAAAAAGGAGATGTCGGAGAAATGGGACCAATGGGTCCGATGGGTCCCACAGGTCCGCAAGGAGAAAGTATTGTTGGTCCCAAAGGCGACAGAGGTGCTGACGGAATTGATGGCATTGGAAAAGATGGCAAGGACGGGTCACCTGACACAGGTGAACAAATTGTTGCCAAACTAAATACATTAGATAATGTCCTTGATAGTAAAGTCATTATTGGATATGAAAATAGTGATGTAATAATCGCTAAAATAAAATCCCAAAAGTTAGAATTAAAGGACATCAAGAATATGCCTCTCAATATGTCCGATATGAGATGGCATGGAGGAGGAATTTCAAACATTACTGATTTAATTCAACAAGGAACCAATGTAACTATTACTGGACTTGGAACAACCGCAAGTCCTTATATAATAAATTCTAGCGGTGGTGGCGGTACAGGAGATGTTACAGGTCCCGCCTCAGCGACCAATAACGCTTTAGCCCGTTACGATGGAGTTACAGGCAAAATAATTAAAAACAGTGTTGCCACTTTAAGTGATAATGTTTTAACCTTAACCGCCAATACTCCAGGGATTATTCTAAGCAACACTGCAGGTCCGACAGATGAGAAGAACTTTGAAATACTCTCCACCGCAGGAAAATTGAGTTTTATCTCACGTAGCGACTCACTGATAGACAATGCCATTTTAGGCGTGTGGCACCCTAATGGAGACCTGGAAGTAACAGGCTCTCTTTCTTCAATAAAAGGAGTGGCTTATACCTTCCCAGGCAGTCAAGGAGCTGCCAATACAGTTTTAACTAACAATGGCAGTGGAGCACTCTCCTGGACTGCTGTAACAGGAGAGGGCACGACTGTAGCTAATGGTCTTGTCTTAGATGGCACAGCTATTAGTTTTGCTCAATCTACTAATTATCCAACTTCATATATTCCTTACGCTACCGGCACTACCACTATGGGCTTTGCGTCAGGATTATTGTGGAATGATTCAACCCATTATCTGACATTAGATTCACCAACTTTCCCTTATGCCGGAGGATTAAATCTCAATAGAGGGGGAAGTATAGTGGTTACTCTTACAAATACAGGTGTATTAACACTACCTGGTCTTAGTTACAATGCAGTGGGTGGTTTAACTATTACAGGTAACTCTCCTAGCTTATTTCTAACTAACGTCGGGGGAGCATCAAATAAAAAGAACTTTACAGTCTCTAGCGGAGATGATGCTCTGCAATTTACTTGGTATGACGATACTATCGGGTCATCACTGCGATTAGGTAACTTCAATCCTGCTGGAGATTTGACCTTGACTCGTTCTCTCATCACTCCACAACTCGTTTTCAGTCAATCAGTTTTAACCTATGGAGCGACCACCAACATAAACTTCGACGGCAATGCTTTTCAGACACTTTCTCTTACAGGTAACGTAACTTTTACCACTTCTAATCTAGCGGTAGGCAAGTCGGTAACGCTCAAAATACTTTGTGATGGCACTTCACGCACTTTCACTTTCCCTGCTTGGATTTGGACTGGTGTCGCTCCTACGTCGATAGCCATAGGCAAGGTAGCCATGCTTACGCTTTATTCTTCAGGCACCACAAACGCAGGAGTCGTTGCTTATTACAGTGAGCAAGACCTATCAGGTTCAGCAGGCACAGTTACCGCAGTATCAATCGCTACCGCTAATGGTTTTAGTGGCACTTCATCTGGCGGCGCAACTCCCGCTCTCACAATTATCGCTGGAGCAATCACTCCAACTTCAGTCAATGGAGTCTCTGCCGCAACAATGGCATTCTTAGATGCGACAAGTTCCGTGCAAACACAGTTAAATGCGAAAGGTGTCGGGTCTGTAACAAGCGTTGCTCTTACTGTTCCTTCCATTTTGTCTGTGTCTGGTTCGCCCATCACCACCAGCGGAACACTAGCTGTTACGCTTGCAAATCAAACTGCCAACACTGGTTTGATGGGTCCAACCACGGGCTCCGCTGCCGCCCCTACCTTCAGGAGTCTTGTAGCCGCCGACATTCCCGCTATTGCTGAAAGCGGAGTTACAAACCTGACAACGGACCTGTCAACGCTCACGACGAACGTAGCTGCGAAGCTACCCCTCGCTGGCGGCACGTTGACGGGCAATTTGCTGTTCACCGACAACCTCTACGACATCGGCGCAAGCGGGGCGACGAGGCCGAGAAATGTTTATGCGGGGACATCGTTTATTGGACCTGCTGGAAGCGTCTCGGTTCCGCAATTTTCTTCTACAAACGACACTACGAGCGGTTTGTGGTGTGCTTCCAATAAACCCCGGTTGATAGTTGGTGGAGTACAGATTTTAGAAGCCAATACTATCGGAGTAACATTAATCGGTTCAGCGCTTAGTTATGGGTTTGGTGGCTCCGTTCCCGATTTGATTTTGACCAGAGAATCCGCCGCAGTTCTACAACTTGGTCAAGACTCCGCTACTCCCATCGCCCAAACACTGAAAGGTTGCGATGCCAGGGCTGGAACCGATACAAATACTGTAGGCGGTAATCTTACTCTAGCAGCAGGACGACCCACTGGTTCAGCACTAGGCGGTTCACTACTTTTCCAAACCGCACCTGCTGGTTCAACAGGCACAGTGGCAGGGACGTTGACGACAAGGTTGACGATTGATTCTACTGGCAACGTCGGGATTGGGACAACGGCGCCTCCGGTGAAATTAACTGTAAGTGCGGACGGTTCTACTCCTGCCTCGTCAATGTATAATTCGAGCCAGGATAGTATTTTGTTGTCTAACAACGGGGGTGTAGCTACATTACGTCTTGCTGGAGCAAATAATTCTGGCGGCGTCACGGGTTTTGGTCAATTAACACTACAAGGAAGTCGAGGGACTATGGCAGTTCCTCTGGCGTCGGCTAGTGGCGATACTCTTGGTTCTATCAATGGTAATGGTTATGATGGAACCGCTCGGCAATCTGCCGCTTCTATAGTCTTGGATGTTGATGGAACTGTAAGTAGCGGTGTCATTCCAGGACGCATAAAATTTTTGACAACAACCAGTGGAGGAGTTGGTACAGAAAGAATGAGAATTGATTCTTCAGGTAACGTCGGGATTGGGACGACCTCTCCAACAGCCGTTCTGCATTTGAAGGCAGGGACGGCTGCCGCTAGTACCGCACCTCTTAAATTTACTTCTGGAACACTCAATACCACTGCCGAAGCTGGAGCGATAGAGTTCGTTACTGACGCTTTTTATGGAACTGTAACGACAGGAGCGGTTAGACAGCAGTTTGTTACCGATACCAACACAATAACGTTGGTAAATAAAGCTCTAACCTCACCTATTCTCACTACACCTACTCTCGGCACTCCTGCTTCAGGCACACTGACAAATTGTACTGGTTTGCCAGCCGCTGCAATTTTGGCAGGTAGTTTTGGAGCTGGAGCATACGTGATAAGCACTTCACTTCAAGTGAATACACTGGCTATTGGAACAGGTACTTTCTCTGGTGGTAGTGTTAAAGTAGATATTTTAAGCTCCGGCAGTGGCGTAGGTAACCAGATTAAGCTAGTAAATAACCACAATACAGGGTTATATGTAGGATTAGCAGGAGACACCACAGGAGACGCTATATTCTACAACGCTGCTAACACGAATGCATTGATATACACTAATGCTCTTTTACGTGTAACGGTCTCTAATGCGGGTGTGGTTACTTTGGCTAACCTCGCGGGCACAGGTTCAAGAGCGGTGATAGCGGACGCTAGCGGTGTGCTTACTGCTCCTGTGTCAGACGAAACAGTCAAGGAAAACATCAATACCCTAGATTATGGTTTGAAAGAAGTGATGGCTCTCAATCCTGTTTCTTTCACCTTTAAAGAAGATTGGAAGAGTATGGGGGAAGGCAGGCAAGTAGGTTTAATCGCCCAGCAAGTTGAAAAGATAATTCCAGAAGTAACTTTCACCACACCGACTACAGGTAAAATGGGAATCAACTATGAGAAACTTGTTCCTGTTTTGATTAAAGCCATTCAAGAATTACAAGAAGAAGTTAAAAGACTAAAATAATGTCAATCGCAGTAATAAAATTTCAGGGAGCTAGAGCAAATGTCTCTGGTGGTGGTGGCCCTTCTGTTTTGCCAAGTGATTTCTCTGGTTTACAAAAATGGTACAGGTCTATTGATTTATCTTTAAGTGATAACGACCCAGTATCAACATGGACTGATAGGACATCAAACCACAGCGATGCCACTGCTACAGGAACAGGACGACCGACCTATAAGACTAGTGTTGTTGACAGTCAGCCAATGCTCCGATTCGATGGCACGGCTAATTTCTTTGATATACCTTCAGTTACATTTGCTAGTGCGGATTGCACCATTGTTTTTCTTCTTAAAACGATATCGTTATATAATTACAATCCGATTATTGGTAGTCGTGGTAGTGTTACTGGTTACATGTCCTATGACTATTTTGAGCTTAACTATTTGCATTATTATAATGGAAGTGGCGGATATGATTCAGATGTGTTTGACTCGGCGAACAATCTGAAAATGATTTCTATAGTCTCATCTTTCTCAGGGAACACAATAAAGGTGAGAGAGAACAAAACATCAAGGAATCAATTTTCTTCGGTCTATTCGGTAGTCTTTAATACTCTTGGAAACTTTGCTGATGGTCTTTTTTATACAGGTGATATATACGAAGTATTGATATACAACACTGCGCTGACAGCAGCCAACTTGGATAGTTTATATGACAGTTATTTCAAGTATTATTTACCATCGTTGCCTTAAAAGTATATAATTAAGATTATGACGGAGCTATACAACAAGCGCCAAGAAGATATAGACCTAGCGATAGTGCAATCTGATATTGCTTTTATTAAAGAAAAGGTTAAAGAGATTGATGCTGATTTGAAGAATGATTACGTTAGTCAAAAAGAATTTAAAGCATTAGAAGATAAAATAGCTTTTTTAACCAAGATTCTTTACAGCGCCATAGGAATAATTTTAGTCTATGTTCTTTCCCAATTATTAAATTTACTTTCCACAAAAGCATGAAAACAATTCTAGGAATAACTGAAGAAAGAATGGCACAGGTTGTTTCTTATGCTACTATTTTCATGGGGATAGTAGTCGTTTATGCTTTTTTTCTTATCATTCAACCTGCTAACTGGTTAAAAATTGTCCAGCCCTATAAAGTTATTTCTCCAAATATCGGACAGGGGTATAATTTGAATTATGAGGTGGAGTATTGTTCCTCTAAGGAGTTATATCTGGTAGTAAGCAGGCAATTAGAGAACACAGAAACGGGCGAATTGTGGGATGTGTCGGATAGAGCAACTCACTTCAACAAAGGATGTTCAAAGGAAATACAGAATGTTTTGATTCCGTTGCGAATCGACGTGGGAACGTACAAACTGCGGGACAGTGTCAGTATAAAAGTAAATCCATTACGAACCGATAATTACAGTTACGAGAGTGCAAGTTTTTCGGTTGGCGCGTATTGAGGTCGAGGTATAATTATTAGATAAGTAGATTAAATTTATGGAGATAACAGATTTTCTAGCGATTAGTATTGTGGGAGTTGTGCTGTCAATCGCTTTTGAGTATTTCAAAAGTAACACAACCAATCCAACGAAGAGTAAATTATGGGCTGTGGGGTTGTCAGTGGTAGTAGGAATTGTTTATGTGTTAATTCGGGATACAGTGTGGTATTCCACTATACTCGGCATACTTGCGAGCGCAAGTACAACTTACGCACTGTTCTTAAATAACGCAAAATGATTCAAGGTCATGTTAATATTTACCACCAAGGAAAAGGAAGAAATGTCTGTGGAATCTGCGGACAATCTTTTAGATGGGAATTGCAATTTATTATCGGAGCAAACACCTTCGCGTGCCAATCTTGTTTTCTGAGGTTGATGAACCAAAATGACACAAAATGAAGAAAAAACTAAAATACCGACGTGCGATGTATGCACTAACAAAGCAACGATTTTTCTTTGTGAGGTGTGTTATGCAGTGGTGAAGATAGAAGATTTTGCTAATGATTTAGATGAATAAAAATAACCTAAAAAATGAGATAGATAAATTCTACGACAGCTATCAAGGGGCTTCGGATTTACGTAGCGACGAGGAGAAAG